ATCCATAACGTTTTGCTAATCCATCAATCATAAGAATCATTGACATTTTCTCAGATTTAGGATCAATATTGTCATTAGTTACTTTCCCAATATATCTGTCACCTTTGCAATGGCTTTCATTAGTACGTGAGTAGGTAACATTGCATCCTTACTCATAACTTCTTTACCTTTCTCATCCAATATCATTGTGCGTACAATTTCAATAACTTGGCTAGGATTACTATGATCGGCTGCTGCCAATTTCATAAATGTATCCATAGGTTGACGATCCCATGTATGGAAGGTGATTGCTTCACCAAATTCCTTTATGGTATCTTGGTCGTCAATATTGACTTCAATGAGTTGGGGTTTTGCGGTAAGTTGCGATAGTTTCATTTGTTATCTCCTTTAATTTATTAACTTCCTATCTAGTATTTAGTCTCGTCTAACTTATCTTCTAATAGTTGATTTAATAATGCAAGACGAAATGCCTGTTTTGCTTTTAATTGTTTGATTGTTGCCATCATATTATCTAACATAGGAATCATTTTGGCTTCATCAGCAATTAAACTGCGTAATTTTTCTTCTTCAGTTTTTAACCAAACGTTTTGTGGATCGTTGTTCATTTGTTCCTCACTTAATAAAAAAGGGGAGCAGTTGCCCACTCCCCCTTTGCTTTGCTAATTAATCGTTGATTAACTTGCTCTGCTGTACATTGTACCATCAACAGCGAGTGTCATTGGTGTGATGTAAACAGGGGCTTCAGGACTTGCTGTTGGAGCAAGTTGTGTGACATACCCTGTACCACTTGAATAATATGCACCGCTGATATTGCTAATGTTACCATTAGTTAAGTTAGCAACGTTTGCATCATTATTCCATACCATCAAAAACTGTACAGGAATCTTGTTTTGACTGATATAAGCCAAACCTTGATTGCTTGCACCAATGTTTGCGATATTTGAACCAAAATACACTGTTGGGTCAATAACTACGTTGACTGCAATTTCGTTATCGGCCGGTGTTGGCAATTTATTCATATCTGGTGAGCAGAAATCTGCCCATGAATAAATGCCTGTGCTTGCTGTGATAGTCACATCTTGCAAGCAAGTTACAGCGAGTACGTTTGACCCACTAATATTACCTGCTTCTAACTGTACGGCATTGCCTACAGTAGTGCTGATTAATAATGTTGGGTGTGTACCGCTTTCATTTACGGTAATTCTTGCCATTTGTGTTCTCCTTGTATTAGTTAGGCGTATTAAATTCCATGCGAGTTAATCTAAATGTCCAAGTATAAATTGCGGCTCTTGTGGGGCCATATGTCAAATTACTATCAAATAAGTTTCTAAAGTAACCATCAAATAATGGTACGTTATCAACTTCTAATGTAGTTAAATTGTTTACTACGTTGCATACATCTACCTCATATGGATCCTGCTGAAAACTGACATAGTTTACTTCAAAGGTATCTTCTGCATTGTAGATTGATCCACAATACGTGACACCTAATTGGTTAACAGTTCTACTATCTGTATACACTTTACCTACATACAATCCAAAACGAACTTTCTCAACTTCACTTGGAAATTCGTCATAGATAGGTATATTCCATTTTGTAGGTATTGTAGCACGTAATGCATCTATAATCTCCTGTTGGCGAATATAGGGTGCATTCAATGGTACAAATGTTGATACAGTAGTGACCATTAGAAATATCTCCTGTCACCGTTGAAATAATCAACGTCAGCAGTCCAATTCTCTTCCAACTTGGTAGTTGGTCCTTGTGGTGAGTCTTGATACAAGTCATAGAAGTTCATTAATTCTAATGCCTTCGTCCACTCGCTATCGCAACGCATTTTAGCAAAATCATAGTTTTGTCTATCAACTTCGTTCATGTTTGAAACGTCAGTTACTAGACTTTCATAGAATACTAAAATTGCACCAAAGGTATCAAGTCTTATCAACGTCTGATCATTTTTGATGAGTTGACTTGGGTTAAAACTTGAAATCAATTGACCATTAGGTAGATTGCTATAATAGTAAGCACCTAACACAGTATCACAATACTTTTGCCACCAGCCAAATTCTAGTTTATACAACCATTCTTGGCTAGCAACTTTGAAGTATGGTGCCCAATCAACATTAAGAGCCGCTGCTCTACGTTCCGCTGCCGGATCATAGAAAGCAATGTCTGCTACTGTTGCATTTGAGATTCGTTGATATGGTACTGACATATTATATTTTCCTTGAACGTTGGGAGAGAGTTATCCCTCTCCCTTTTCAGATTAGTCCTGAAGAATGTTAATCGCACCGCCTCTACGAGGATCACCAACGCCAGCACCGAAGTAGCCGACACCAGTTAACCACATCTGTAAACCGCCCGGTGTTTCACCAGTCTTGATGGCCAATCCTTCTTTCATAACAGTGAACAATGCACTGTCACCGAAGTATGCACCTACCAAGCAAGGGCTTGGTGACATTTGACCTAAGAATACACGACTTGCTGACTGCAAGAATGTGGTGAACATGACCATACAGCCATAAACACTTTCAATCTTACCAGTTGAGAGCAATTCGTTACCAAGTGCAGAAAGGTTTGAACCACCGCTTGATGGACCTGATACAGCACCACCAGTTAATTCACCTAAAAGGCGAGTTAATGAAGAGCCAGAACCACCTGCTGCACCTGCAACTGCTTCAGTTACATATCCATTGCTGTCAAGCACGATGACTGGAGCACCAGGCATACGGGCAACTTTGAATTGCTGCTTGATTAAACGAACTGCTTCAAGAACACTGTTTGTGCTGAAGCCAGTTGTCCAACCTGCTGTGTTAGAAGGTAAACCTGCGCTTAACAATTCAATAGCACCAAGTTCTGTGACACGATCAAATCCGTCAGCACTTGTTGGGTAGAATGTGTTACCTGGGGTTGGCTTAAATGATAAGAACGCGGCAGTTACACGTTGGTCAACTTTTTCAGCGAATGAATCGCCAAGTTCAGCACCAAGAGTTGCTGCCAACTGGAATGATGTAGTCCAGCCGTAGAAAATATCAAAAGCGGTTGTTGCTACTGCAGGTGTTGCAGTGATTGTTCCTTGTCCCAATGCAGGGTTCTGTACGGTTGCGTTACCAGAAACGTTTGCGTAAGTACCACCTGATCCAGCAGGATTGTAGTCCTGATAAGTGATAGGTGCAAATTGTGGAACCAAGAATGTCTGACCCTGTGTAGGGGTCACAACGTTTGTCATGTTAACAAGGCCCTGTGATTCGTGCATTGCACGTAATGCGAATGAAGCAATAGCAAATGTGAAGCCATCGCCTTCGTTATTAGGACCGCCTAGTACGTATGCCATTTTTAAATCTCCTTAATTGTTGGCAATCAGAGTATTTTGCGACTTGAACTAGATTGACTTGCTGATACAGTGATACCTTTAAGTCCGAGGCCCTTACCTAATCCCATGCGATTGGCCCATGCATTAAATGATGCAGGGTCTTTGCTGTAATCAGGAATTGCATCGTCAGGCGCACCTGCGAAGTTACCTTGTCCAGGTCTCAATCCCGAACCAGAAGGCAAGTTACTCTGTTTTAGTAGTTTAGGATTACCCTTCGCTACTTCTTCTACGAGCCCTCTGATTGTTAGAGGAGAACCGTCCATACCATAACGTTCACGACCTTTGTTATCTACGATTGAGTAAGTGCCGTCATCATTCCATTGAATGTTGCTCTTAACTTTTGATAATGCATAGTCTAACAAATCACTGTCAAATCGTTCACCCATTGCTCGCTGAATATCACCGTCCAATTCCTTTTCACGAAGTTTCTGCTCTTTGGTTTGCAGATCCTGCTGAAGTCTTTGGAACTGTTCATGCAAGTCATTGTTTGTGACACGACCAGAACGTTGCTGTGTCTGTGGTTCTACTGGCTGTGCGTTGCCACCGTTAGTTTGTTGAGCCCCGACTCTTGCCATAAAACCAATTGCATCTTCAACACTTGTGAACTGTACTCCACTTGCATTGCTTAATGCATTGATGATTGACTGAGTTGTGCTTTTACGAATAGCACCAGGGTTAACGTTTTGCTCATTGCTGTCGTCATTTTCATGACCCTGCGCAACACCAGGGGCTACATCGTTGCCAACGAAGTTTGATTTAATATCCATTAATTGTTTCCTTTTGATTTTAACGTAATCACCGAAGTTGATAATGTATTTATACTGGCATTATCTACCAATGTTTAATCCCGACAACTGCACTGCAACTGCCTGCTGAGGATAATAAGTAATTCCCATTGGAGTTACAGGGGTACCAGGTCCACCTAATATAGTTGGGCTAGTTCCTTCTCCTTCGTAACCTTCTTCACCTTTTTCCATTTCTTCAGTATCATCTTCCTCACCATGCATTTCATGTGTAGGAATCATACTAGGTGATAGGTCACGACTGTTAACTTCCTCATTATTCTCAGTCATCAATGTCTTAAGTTCACTATTTTCTAATGTATTGATATAGACTTGCTCATACTCAGGAATGTCCTCAGCAGGAGCCAACATAGCAATAATTTCTTTAGTAATAAGACCTTGAACGATTTGGTTGTCACCGACCATTTCTTTAGCAGACTTGATCAATGCCATTCTATAATTTGTATCGTGTGCTTCATAATCAGTATTATAATGCACTTCACCTGCCCAACGCATGTTCATAAAACGTGCGGCATATGTGAAAATCATTTCTTCTGTTACTTCCATAAGGCGTGCTTTTGCTTTTGCTAATCTATGCAATTGTTTGCGTTCCTCAATAATAGCAACACCACTTGCTATTTGGTTCTTAGTATTGCGCAACCCACCAAGACCCGTAAGCGCCTCAATCTGTTCCAATATATCTTGTTGTGCTTTAATAATTTTATCAACGTCACCAGTATCAACAGGGATTGCTTCTACCTGTCCTTCGCTTGCACGTACAATAGCGCCTGCGTGTACTGGAATACTAATACCTTTTTCAGCACGAATGATCGTATGTGCGAATTGCAGTGCTGTATACTTTTCGCATTCTAATTTATAATGTTCTTTTTGTGCGTCTGTTGCGCTATCAATATCGCTTACGCCAATGTCAATTCTGCGTGGATCACGGCGACCATAAGCAATAAACACAGGAATACTCATGCCTGGTGGGAATGTCCCTTCTCCTGTTACTTCTGCTGGCTTAGTTGATTGCGCATTGTTACTACCTTTTTCTACTTCATAACTCTTCCAATAACTTGGTGTCTTTTCATCGCCTAAATGATAACATTTGATGTAGTAGCAATCTTGCTCTTCCATCTCTTTAATTTTAACATATTTTAGTATAGGTCTACCACCGTACCAATCGTATTCCCAGTCCCAAACATCTAGTGGGCTGATAGCACAAACATATGGTCTACCTAAATTACCTTCATTTTCTTGTGGCATGTCAACTGCTACCCAGCAATGACCAAATATACTTGTAAGGTCACCAATGCCTTCCATAAATCCTGTTAAACTACGATTGCTCAAATCTGCGTCTAATGTGAATAAATCTACCCACTCAGTGTTTTTAGGATTAATGTATTTGCCTTGTGGTGTGCAAAACTGTAAATTACGTTTAATACCTGGCTCAAATAATACATCATTAATGGTATCAACAACATAACGACAAATAGGTTGCGCTACAGTATTATTGATTAAGTCAATCCATAATGTGCTATCTTCGCTTGGGCGCTTTTTACGCACTGTCTGCTTGAATCCATATCCGCCAAGATATGCATTTTGATATCCTATCATTTGTGGATATATCACATCATAGACAGGATTCTTTTTTAGTAATTCTTCGTTATTCATATATTATTATCTCTCGCAGTTGAGCAGGATTGTAGTCTTAACTAGTGACCATAGATATTGTATTTATACTAAGTGTTTTGTGTTTACACTTCTCATTATGGTTTCTACCTATAAGATTACTTGCTTGTGTTTTACCACAATACTTACATGTTGCTAGTGGGTTTTTCATGCCTTTTCTCTGTGTGTTACCTATAAATCTTGCACGACCTTTATTAATCATATCGTGACTGTTATCTTTATGTGATCCTAACCATAAATGATCAGGGTTTACACATTTAGGATTATCGCAACTATGACAAACGCACATGTATTTTGGTATTTTAGTATTGTTGAATAATTCATAACTTACACGATGGGCAGTACGCATTTTGGTGCCTTGTCTAAACATACCATAACCAATATTGTTTTTACCACCTATCCATTCCCAACAATCATTCTCATGATTATGCATGTATAAGTTTTCAAATCGTTCTTTGTCGCTCCATCCACGTTGTCCTCTAGGCATAATTAACTCCAACTCATATAATCTTTTTCTAACTCATCGCCACTTAATATTTCTTCATATGTAGGTCCACCAGGATATAATGGACTATATGGCATGTGTTGCACGCCTGGGCGTAATCTATCTTGCAGTCTTGGATCCATACCTACATACTCAGCAATGCCCATACTATCATGCGTGATTGGGAATAGGTAATGAATACCATAACGTATGCAGTCACCAAGACCGTCTATGTGTGCGTATTTCTGTTCTGTATATTTTACCAAACGTTTACGTGAGGCATCTTCAAAATGATATGTGCCTAACGCCTCAAGTAAAAATTTGTCATCTGGCTTAACAACAAGTCCACCACGATTAATAAATGCATTGCTTGTATTGTCTGTATCTGTAACTAATGGATTACTCTTGCGTGTATTGCTAATTACAAAACCATATTTTTCTAAAATGATTTTGTCAGTGACACCAAAAGGACTTGTTGTGTCACGATTCATTTGTGTACCTGACATGTCAATAATACTGCTAATTCTACGATTAGGAAAATCTTCACGTATTGCACTTGCTATGCCTTCTGTGCTACAATCAGATATGGCATAACTTTTTAACACTTCAATTCTGCCATCTGCCTTACCTTGATTGAATACTTGTGCAACAACGGCACACATAACACGTTTGTTAAAGTCATGAAATGTATAAAGGTCTGTGCCTCTATCAACAATACTGCGTGTGTATTTGTGTTTGTCCCATGTATAGAAGAATTGGTCAGCCACTGATTGCCACTGACACATATAATCTTGATTAAACTTGAGGGGACTGATAATGCGTTTTTGTTCGTCAATAAACTGACGATTACCACTGCGCATTTGCAAATAATTGTAATGACGCACAACATATTTGTCAGGGCGTTCTAATGCCATCTTAAACAAATCATGTAATGGTCCTGTACCATTTGGCGTACTGATTACAATCAATCTACCTGCTGTGTCTGGTTGTCCAACTTTAGGTCTAAGTCGGTTTGTTATTTCTTGCAGTGTATCAGCAGTATAAAGTGCTGCCTCATCCGCAACCCAGACACCAACATTAAGACCTCGTAAGTTCTCACGTTGTTCTGCTGACTTGCATCTAATAAACACACCACTTGGAAATTTAATTGTGAGTTCGCTGTTGTTGATATCTTTGGCATCAACTAATCCAAAATGTTCTATGCAACTTTTCTTTAATGGCTCCCATATCAATGATTTAATCATTGCACCTGTAGGAGCCGAGTATATAATGTCTTTTCCCTTGTGATAACGTTCATCGCTTGCAAATATAGGTAAGGCAATACTGGCAAGAAATGTCTTGCCACTACCTACAGGAACGATATCAATACAATGTTTATCTGTTGTTAACCAGTCTTGTAATAACGTTCCTTGCTCACCAAATAAAGGAATATCAATTTGATTTTGCAT